ATTTGGCACTGTGGCCAAGGATCGTGAAATCAACGATGCTATTCTCACACAAGCAGAATACGAAGTTCCACTTAGTGGCTACGACACTGTTAAGTTTTACATTGTACCAACAAATGAAGATGGTACGCCTGCTGATCCAAACAGTTACACAGTGGATAACACTGGCATCACAGTTGACAGCACAAATGTTGATGTTGATGGGCAACCACAAACACCGAGAGCAAACGGTTACACACTTGGTTACCTGACAGGTGACGGTATTGCTCCAAATGGCTTGCCAGTTACACCAGGTATATCGTTTCCACCAGGTGCACAAGAGGGAGATTTTGCATTGAGACTTGATTACTTCCCTAATAGACTTTTCCGCTTCAACGGCGCACGTTGGGTTAAGTACGAAGACAATGTAAGAACCAACTTGACACCAGGGTCGCAGAATCAAACACTGCGTAGCGGTTTTGTTAACAACACAAACGAAACAGCAACCGAAGATCGTGGAGACATTCCACAGCGTCAAGCACTTAGTAAACTGCTCAAACCTGAGGCTGACAATTAATGGCACTACAACAGTTCTTTTACGATGAACAAATACGCAGATTCTTGCTGCAAGTTACTAGAGTTTTTTCAAACTTTCAGGTAGAGTATGGACGCGACGCAGATACAAATGCAAAAACACTGTATAGAGTTCCTGTTCGCTACGGTGATGCAAGTCGCCAGGCTGCTACTATTATGCAACAGAACAGTGCTAATAGTCTGCCTAGCACACCGCTGATTACGTTTCACGTTACCAACTTAAACTATGCTCGTGATAGAATACAAGAACCATACTATGTTGAAAAACAAAATGTGCGACAGCGTTATTGGGATACTGACAGTGAAAGTTACGAAACTACACAGGGTACTGCGTTCACAATTGAAAAACTTATGCCTGTGCCATATGATCTTGAAATCAATGTGGACATATGGACATCAAATACCAATCAAAAACTGCAAATACTGGAGCAGATATTAACACTGTTCAATCCAGGTTTAGAAATTCAAAGCACAGACAATTTTATTGACTGGACCAGTCTCAGTGTAATGTATCTTGAACAGGTTACATGGAGTTCACGAAGCATTCCACAAGGCACCGATGATCCTATTGACATTGCTACACTGCGTTTTGTAATGCCAATTTGGATATCGCCTCCTGCTAAAGTTAAGAAACTTGGTGTTGTTCAAAAAATCATTGCCAGTGTGTTTGATGCCAGCGGCGACTACACTGACGCAATTTACGACAATGATTTGCTAATGGGAACAAGACAAAAATTTACTCCATTTAACTACCAAACACTGTTGCTAGGAAATCAGTTACAAGTGCTAGAACCAAGTGCTGTTGTACTCAATGACCAAGGTGTTGAAGTACCAACTGCTCCCCCAAGCAACCTAATGTGGCACACTGTTATCGATCTGTATGGTAGTATGCGGGATGGTATCAGTCAAGTTCGTCTTGACAATCCATATGACGATAGTATTATTGTTGGCACTGTGGCATATCATCCAACAGACGATAGATTTTTGCTGTTTACTGTAGACACTGATACTATTCCACAAAATACACTGAATGCCGTTAACGCTATTGTTGATCCACAACGCAAAGGTCCAGGCACAACAGCCGGATTGCCTGCTGCATCTGCAGGACAACGCTATTTGTTTATTACCAATTCAACTGGCAGTGCAACAGGAAATGCAGAAGCATGGCGAGGCACAGATGGTTCTCCATTGGTAGCCAATGCCAATGACATTGTTGAATATGATGGTACACGCTGGAATGTGGTATTTGACAGTTCAAACATTAGCAGTGTACAGTATGTAACCAATTTAACAACCAGTGTACAGTATCGCTGGGCAGGCGGAGAGTGGCTTAAAAGCTACGAAGGCTTGTATCCCGAAGGCGAATGGAGTCTAGTGCTTTGATCGATGCTGTTGGCATTTGGTTTTACAGTATAAAAACCAACAGATATCTTTATCTACTACGCAATGATCCTAAAAATCCTGGATGTTGGGGATTACCAGGAGGTAAAGTTGATCCTGGTGAAAATTTACAAGAAGCCATACAGCGAGAATGCCAAGAAGAAATAGGTATGTGGCCAGAAATAGTTAAACTTGTGCCTATTGAAAAATTTACCAGTGCTGACAACCATTTCAGTTACAATACATTTTTTTGTTTGGTTGACACTGAGTTTACGCCAGTGTTAAACAACGAACATCATGGGTATGCCTGGGTTGAATCAGGTGTATGGCCTAAACCGTTGCATCCTGGATTGTGGACCACTATCAATTTTGAAGAAGTGTTAGGCAAGATTGATACAGTTAAACAGTTTCAAATATCACAAAGCGAAACAAATTTGCTGTAAGTCCAGCGAGTAAAGTTAACATTGTTTCTCCAGTCACTGGGTGCTTCAGCACCATCACTTACATAAACAAACTGCACCCCAGGGTAGGTAGTAATTACACGATTAACATGATCAATTGCAGTTTGATCAGGAGTGCCTTCACTGTTAGAACCGTCAACACCCAGCAAGAATACTTCCTTGTGCCCGTCGAAACAGGCAAGCCAGGTGGCAACAGCAACGCTGCGTCCTCTTTGACCATATGGAACTAGATAAAATTCGCCAGGATTGTTGATACAGTTTCGTGCATGGCTGTACACACTAACACGATCGCTATATTTTTCTTGTTGTATTTCTTTTAGTTTTTCTGCATCAAATTCAACATAAAAATCACACTGTAACTCTGTCCAACAACCTTCAGTTCCATAACTTTGAAGGCGTTTGCGGGCCAAGTGACCTCCGGCATGTCGTTCAATATGGTTTTTTAAGTTAAATTTACCATGTAATTTTGTGTGATATCTGCTTGGGCCATGACCAATAACAACAGCACGACCTGAAATATGTTGGTTTTCAATGGGATTATCAATCCATTCACGCTCTTGATGCTTTTTGCCATCTTTGATTGTGTTGTTGATAATCACAAACTCACCATCGTAGTCTGTTCTATATCTTTCTGACATTACATTCGACCTACTAGTACTTCAATTACGCCTGGATTTTCGTCTGTTTTGTTTTCGATTGCTTTACCAACGACACTACCTGCTGGTGGATTTGTAGCATTGGTCCAAGCACAAGCATGCCCTGGCTGACTACTACTTACCAGTAGATCGCCTTTGCTAACAATTCCTGTGACCATACAAGGTACTCGTCCAATTAGTGCAACATCTACAACTGTGTCGCCTTCTAGATCGTTGTTCATGAGATATGCTGGATCTGTTGACACAATACCAGCAATTTTACGACTGGTTGGACCAGTTGATCTGGTTACTTCTGCTTCGCCGCCAAGTTCAACCACTGTGCCTGGAGGATACTGGACGTCACTGGTATATTTTTCTGCCAAGTCAGCATATCGTGCTGCGGTTGCTGTTGCTGTAATAACTCCTGCGCTAAAGTTACCACTGCCATCACGGGCTACTACTGTGCTTGCAGTATTTGCACTTGTAGCATTAACTGCAAGAGTCCCAGTTGAAGTAATTGTGCCGCCTGTTAAATATGATCCTGCTGTAACACTTGTAACACCTCCACCAACAGTTGCACCGTCAATCGTCATTGACCCAGAGGTTGCACTGATGTCGTTCGTCTGATGGTTGATTGTTAAAGCCATTACCTACTCCTTAAACGGCTGTAGAGCCAGCCATATCATCCTGCGTCATTACCCACGAATAACACTTGTCTAAGAAAGCATCGCCGCTGCTTGCGTTAATGTCGTCTAGATTTGCGTGATAGCGTTTAAAGTCTACCTCACGAGTGTCATCGGTTGGTGATGCCGTAGCGTATGCCGATAGGTCAATCATCACTTGGAACTTTGGGTCTGTTCCACGTTGACGAGAGATTGCTGCCGTTACGATACGGTAGTATGCGTTATTAAATGCAATGCCGTACTGACTTGCACCTTCTGCGATTGTATTTTGAATTGCCATTTTATTTTGCTCCTTTATTAAGCGTATGTGACTTCACTGGTTCTAATGTTTGCTACCCAGCGTATGTTATGTGCGGCTTCGCCAGTTACTGTAATAGCCAATGCATTATTTGTGTTATCGGCAGATAAAGCTAATCCCCAGCTAGATTGATTATCAATTACTGTTGTTGCAGAATTAGCTAAAGTTGTAGTTCCACCATCGTTTACTAGCAACCCTTCAATTTTAAAAGATGCAAATGCTTGTGCGCCATTTTGCATTGCTGTAATCGTGCCATCGAACGTGATGCAGGTATCGTTTGCCGCAATAATCTGGTCATCATTACCAGCCGCACTATTGTTGGTTGTAAGAACAGTAGGTGTCGCATCCGTAGTATCCGCACGAAGTATGTATTGTCCAGCTTGCGAATCTCCTCTTGCTGAGAAATAGCCATTTGAAAAAACAATTTTACCAATAATATCGGCTTCGCCATCACTGCCTAATACTAATGAATTAGCTGAACTAGCGACATTATTACTTCCTAGAGTAACAGCAAAACTAGAACTAGAGCTATTGTTATCACCTATTGCAATAGTTTTACTGCCAGTAGCATTATTTGAAAGTCCTATTGCAATAGAGGGATTACCAGACGCAGTTGCATAAGAACCTAAAGCTAAAGCATAAGCACCACCTGTTGCTGTTGCATTAATTCCACCAATACCAACATTATAAATCCCTGATGCCTTAGCGTTTTTACCCATAGCAATACTGCTAGTACTAGCCGCACCGTAGGTTGTGGTATTGTTAGTTATTACTGCCGCAAAACTATCTTCACCATTTGCTCTAGAATTACCTAATGAAACTGCTCTTCTTGTTCCTGCTTGTGCATTATGTCCAAGAGCTAATGCTCCGTCATTTGCAGCGTAAGCACCAGAACCGAAAGCTTGAGCATTAGTTCCAAATGCGTGAGCATTGTATCCTACAGCAGTAGAATACGCATTGTTTACATCTGTACTAGTTCCAATAGCAAGGCTATTTTGTACATTATCTCTTACTCTTGCTTGATAACCTATTGCAATAGGATTAGTAGTTCCACTCAAAGCACCGTATGAAGTGTCTCCAATGTTTATTGCAATCCCTCTAGTTCCGGCAGAAACAGAAGCTTCACCAATAGCAATTGCGTTAGTACCAGTTGCAGAAGGCTGTGAAGTCGGACTGCTTTCATTAGCAGCATACAAGTCAGCACCACCACCACCAATAGCAGTACCCCCTAGTAGTAAGCTAGTACCGTCAGAGCTTAGTGTAATAGCTCCACCAGAGCCAGTGTTATCTAAATTAATTGCACCCAT